GTGATGTTTAATTGTTTCGCATATTCTTCAAGTGGCACACCTAATTTTTTAGCGATTGCGACTTGTGATGGTGTGAGCCTCACAGTTTTGCGACCTGATCTTGTACTTCGCTTCGCTGAAGCTACTGTCTGTACTGGCTTGGTCGTTTCTGCCGTATCGTTATTATTAGCAAATTTATGCGGAAATTCAAGTCTTATTCTTTTATCTATTTCAGCATAATATTCGTCACTTGATGGATCAAAACCTTCATCTGTTAATTTTTGATGTAGATCAAATGCAGTGTAAGTCATCGCTGTATCCTTACCAAACCATGAGTTTTTCTCACTCCATGCTTCAGCTTTAGGATCAGGTGTGCCTCTAGCTGCTACTTGTCTATTTAAATTAACGTCCGGTTTTTTCTCCGCTTGTTGTTTTTCATAAGCTTCCTGGGCTATTTTAGTTTCAGCCAATTTAGCTTTTTTGTACCCTAATTCAGAAATAGCGGCTAAAGCTTCTGCTTCAGCTTTTAGATCATTTGCTTCTCTAGCGGCTGCAAGTTTAGCTTGCGCAGCTGCTACGCCTGATGTGATACTTTCTTCTGTGACAGCAACAAAATCTGGTTGCAGTTTGGAAAGTTTACTTTCTGCATCTTTTTGTTTTTTTAAAACACTTTGAGCATAAGTTAAAGCTTCATCTTTTTGACGTTCTGCTTCTCTCCATTTTTTTGTTAACTTAGCAATTCTTTTTTGAACGCTATCACTGTATTGTTCTAATTCTTTATCATCTTTCTTTTCTTCTGTTGCACTTTCTGTTTTTTCTTCTGTTTCTTGTACAACGGGTCTTACCGTTGGTTCTTCAACAGGAGTTTCTTTCTGTTCTACTAGCTCTTCCTCTTTTGTTTCAGGTACATCGACATCCATAGCTGGACCGGAAGTATCGAGGTCAACTGTTTTTTTCAGATCATCTGTATCTGGCATAGTGTTCTCCTTCTATGTTTAATATTGATGAAGTATATCTTCGGGGTTATCTATAGTTGCAAGTACTTCATCGTCATTCAGCAAACGTACTTCACCCCCGTCAATTTGAATTCTGGATCCTGCATAACGAGCAAAGATAACCCAATCACCAGTCTTGCACCAGGGACCCTCTGGATATCTATCTTTGTCATTATAACAATCTGGACCTTGTGCTAATACAAGTCCACATGTAGAACCAACTTGTTGTCTTTCTAAAGTTTCTTGCACTAAATGCAAACCACCTTTAGTTTTATCTGCCATTTTAAATGGAAGAATTAACATTCTCCATCCAGTTGGTCTTGGCAGTTTATCTGATTCTTTTGTTTTTAAACGCTCGTATGCGTCTACTTCTTTTTTGTTTTGTTCTTTATTTTCTTTGTCGTACTTTTCCGCCAAAGCATATTTAACTTTTGGTGTCGAGTTTGATGACTGTTCCTTTTTCATCTTTTTGCTCCTTTTCATTTAGCAGGTTAGAGATTTCCTGTAAAATTGTTACGCATGTATGCGCTTGTCCCAACATATACTTATATTTTTCCATATTGTCAACTGTGCCCGCCATCATGCTTTCACCGATATTATGATATTTATCTTTAAGTAATTTTTGTATTCTACTTACGATTATTAGTTCGTCTGATTGCATCTTTACCTTTCTTAAATATTGCAGCGACTTTTGATTTACCCATAACTTTGGCTCGCTGTTCTCCAACAGTTAAAATTTGTATTTTTCTTGCAAACGGTTTAGATATCTTTTTAACTTTTGCAACAGTCTTACGAGCATCAGTAGGAGTCGCAAACTTAATTCCAACAGTATCCTTAGGATTCTCATCGGTGTATAATCTCCTACCGGAACCTTTTGGTTTTTTACCCGTTCCTTTTTTTGGATCCGCCATTTATAACTCCCTTTAACATTTTAGCTTGACCAGCATGGGCCTTAGATGCTTTTTTTAAAGCCTTAACTACTTTTTTAATAGTTTTCTTTTTCTTTAACATTTCCATCTCCTTCTTGCCTGACGTAGTCTAGAGTTAGGATTTTTAGCTGCTTTAGGGAATTTTTTCATTTGTCCTAGTGATCTTGCGCAGAATGATTTTCTACGTTTGGCAGCTTTTGATCCTGGTTTCACTTTTCCAGTCACGGCTGTTTTTAGTTTTGAACCGGGATTTAATCTTCGATATGCTTTGACACCGGCTCGTGTCATACCAGCTCCAGATTTTGTAGATCTGAAATTTTTTTTATTTCTAGCAGGCATTGTGCCTTTGTTATATAATTCTCTTGGCATTTGTGATCTTGCTATCATTACACTAAACCTTTGTAATACTTTTTGTAACTTGGATTAGAAACTTGTACTCCACCTAAATCGCCAGAAATATAACTACCCATATAATTTCTTTGTGCTTGTTTTACCATTGAGTTTTCACCGGCTGATCCACCCATGTTTTTTTTCTTTCTTGTAAATGTTTTAACGTTAGTTGGTTTACCACCCACACCTTGAGCTACCGCTCTTTTTCGTTTGACAGCACTGGCCCTTTCGCCTTTTGTCATCCGTGTGGCTTTTGCAAGTGGGACGCATTTTGGATACTTCCGTTTCGCATCTTTCTTTTGTTTTGAACGACCGCAAGGTGCGAACGAACCATCTTTTCGTTTGCTCCCAATATCCACCCACTTTTGTTTGAACCATTTATCTAAACCGTTTTTTGCCATTACACTTCCATCATGATAGTCATGTCTTCATCGACATCTCTCATCAATCCGCCATCACGTGCTGGTTTACGACCTTTAAAATCTTTTCTTTTTACACCAGAAGGATCTTTAATTTTACCTGCACAAATTTTACTAGCATATGCGTTCGCGTATGCTGACGGGTAAACTTTAAATTTTCTTTTCGCTGCGGCCTTACCTCTAGGACATAACTTTGTCATTATCTTTTCCTCGCTGTTTGTTTTGCTCTTGCAAAGTCAGATGCTTTAGGTGCACCCTTTGCACCTTTCTTTCGCATCTTACCTCCACGTTTTCTTTTAGCGTGGATGTTTGCATATAAACCTGGACGAGCCATTATGCTTTACCTCCACGTCTAAAATATTTTTTTCCTCGCAAAGCCTCCAAACGTGCAGAAGGCTTTGTAGGTTTCTTTTTCTTTTTTCCTTGTAAAGTTTTTAATAACTTTTCAAGATTTTTTTTACGAGACATTATCTATTGATCTTGCCTTTTTTCTTCATCTTAGAACCAAACTTACCATAAGACTCATCTCTGCTAGCTTTTAATTGCTTTGCAGTTCTTTTCTTTTTGATTCTCATTGCGATAGATTCATCTTTTCTATCTTTGTAGCCTTGTTTTTTCTTACCAACTTTTTTCACGGCTCCTCCTTTTTTCATCATTTTTCCGCCTCTCATTCCCATATCAGGTGAATAAAAACCAGATGCTTCGTCTTTTCTTCTAGTGCCAGAAATCATTCCTCTTCCGCCACCCATCATTTTTGCACGTCCACCCATCTTGAAACCAAAACCAGGGACCTGTTTATTGAATCGTTTATTAGGCATTATTTTTTTCCTCCGTTCCTAAAAATTTGTGTACCCTTTATACCATAAATTGACGCCACGACAAGGATCCACAAATTGGTGAACCATGACGGGAGCTGTGAGAACATGTCGAAGAACAATTTTACTTTGTCCATCGCAGTCGGGTCATCTGAGATGACTGCCCAAGCCAGCACCAACACGGGCAAACTTAAAATTATGAGAACGGCTTCGTCCTTCCAGTCTGACTGACGGGCTTCTAACAATTTTCCTTGGTAAGCTTCCTCACCTTGGGCCATCTTAGTAGCATGCATTAACTGTGCCTCTGACATAGCCATTTTCGTCTTCTGCTTGTTAGCATAAATTTTTGAACCTGCAGAGACGGCTAACTTAATTGCCGACAACCACATATTAATACCACTTAGCTGTTTTCTTTTTGTCCTTGAGCATTCTCTTTGTACCTCTTACTTCTGTTTCATCTCCAGTTGGTATGTAGTTTCTTTGCATACCATCTGCAGTAGTTACAGATCTAGGGTCCAACTCAATGTTTTGAGATGGAATACTTACTTCGACTGACTCTGTAAAAAACTTATCGTCTTTTTTTGCCATTTGTCCTCCTATTTTTACTTATACCAGCTCTGTTTAAAGCTATTGCAATCGCTTGTTTACGATTTTTTACTTTTTTATCAGAGCCACCAATTTTAAGAGTTCCTTTTTTGAACTCTTTCATGACCTTTTTAACCTTTTTTTGACCTTTTGTCATTTTCTTTTCTTCTTCATACCTTTTTTAGGTTTTGGTATGACTCCTCTAGCCATCAAAATGTCTTTTTTTGTAATTTTTCCATCACCAGACACATCAGGGAATGATTTTTTCTTTTTCATCTTCATTTTTTTCTTTTTCATCATCTATTTTCTCCTTCATATTTTTCTATTTCAACACTTGGCATCATTTTATCTACATTTGGTATAGATTTGCTCAAGATTGTTTTTTCAATTGATGTATTAGCTCTTAGTTTTGCTAATTTTTCGTTTTGATCTAACTTATCTTGTTTGTCAGACTGGTTCATCATCGCTTTCATACGGTCAAGATTAATTTTTTCTTGTCCTTCGACTTTTTTACGTTGATTATCCATAGCTCTAAGGTCTAATTCTCTTGCTCTTAACTGTGCAACAGGGTCATTACCAAAACCAGATGTAACTTCTCTTTCTTCTTTTAAAAATTCTTCCATCATCTCTGCAATCAACACAGCTTTTCTACCTTCTATTCTCTGTCTCATCTCTTGTGCCTGCATCTGCATCTGTGGATTCTGCATCATCATTTGTAATTGTGGTAACTCTTGTGCAAATTCTAATTCTATTTGTTCTTGAGCCATTAATGATATGTGTTCAAAAATATTTTTTTCCATAGCAGCTGTAACCATTGGATTATTTCTAGCAATATTAGTTGCCATAAAATTTAAATGCGAAGTTATGTGAGCTCTATGATCCTGACCAGGAAAAGCTTGAAAAGGTTTTCCAGACAACGCCATTATGTTTTCCATACTTGGATCTAATGGTTGAGGTGGTTGTGGCTTCATTAATATCTGATCAATATTTTTTGTACCCAAAGCTTCGTACATACTTCTATAAGCTTGATACATATTATGCATCTGTGGATTTGATGTTGCCAGTTGCAACTCTGTTTGCGCGAGGGAAATACGCTGAGTTTGTGAAAAGATGTTGGGATCAGCAACTGGCACAATATCTACCCGATCATCAAAGTCTTGTTGTTTAATCATTCTTTGACCCCCAACTACGTCGTACGGATATTCCGGTGGTAGATATAACTTAAAAACTCTTGCTAATAATTTAAATTCATTTTTTAAAGATGAATAAATTCTTTTGTGAATAGCTGACATTGTTCTGCTTCCTCTTTCAAGTAAAGCAACAGTTGTACCGACAGCAGCTTGTTGATTACCATCGCCAACTTGTAAATCTGCAATCGATGCAAATCTTTGACCAGCTTGCACTACAATACCCATTAAGTTTAATAATGTTGCTGATGGCTCTTTGAATGGCAACATCATAAAAGAATCTTTTAAGTTACCACCAGGAGCATCTACATCTCTAAACTCACCAGGTTGTATTGACTGCGCATCATCTCTGATTCTGATGCCACGCATTTTAAATCCTGCGGGTAGGTTGGAGAGCGTACCCGCATCCAATAATTGACGAAGAGC